CAGTAATCACTGCATTTAATTTTGTAGACCACTTTATCATATGGCAAGAGGACACCCAGCAATATATTCTAAACGGACGGCCTGAAGAAATGGAGATGGCCTTACGCAGTTTATTAATTGAAAGGGGTACATCAGATGATACTGAAACAGAATAAAGAGCGGATGATAAATACTCATAGGCTGGTCAGGTCAGCAATGAACGACGAAAACTATTGTTCTTTTATTTTGGACTGCCTGCACAACGAGCAAACTAAATGGTCTTTGGATAAGTTGATGAAGTTTTGGATTGATGCGTCTTATTCAGATGACACTGTTGAAGAATGGATAAACCGACACAGAGGAGAGTAATATGTATTATGTAGCATCTAAACTACAGCGCCGTAACGGTACAGTTATATGGCGTCACGTAAAAAGAATAAAGTCTTTTAAAGCCACCGATGGTATGGAATATGTAGTTGCTAAAAATAAAAAAGAAATGGATGAGGTGTCAACACTGCCTATTTATATTGGTATTGGTGACAAACTCGTTAGAACTAGACGCACTGAAACTCCCTTATGGGATTTAATGATAGATGATTTTTTCGGTAGGAGATAATGATGAGCGATTCATATAGCGATCAAGTTTTAATTGTTTGGGTCATGGAGTACTACGATACAGTCGCAGGAGAAAAGTCACTCGACTTGTACAAGACAGAAGAAATGGCTAAAGAAGACAAAAGAAAGCTGACGGCTGACGGCACTATTTCCGATGTTTTAATCTATCAAAGGATGGTATGGCAATGAGTATATTACAAGAATTGCGTCAATACAGACAGACTTTACGCGATCTCAAGGCTGAGAATCTACGTTCAATGCGAAAGTATGAACGTCTTTTTGGTAAGAGAGATTCTCTTGCTCATTATATGAGCGGTATGGCAAATGGAAAGACTGCGGCTTTGATGCAGATTGACTACTTTATTGCAAGACTAGAGATGGAGGAAGAGTATGGGAACGCCTAGTATGTATGGATCATTTGTTCTAGACGTAGAACTAGACTGTGATTGGGCAACGATGGACGTAAGAATTTTTTACACAAAACATTCAGAAGGAGTAGATCTTGATAAAGTCGAAATGGTTGGAGGTCTGTTGGCAGGATTGGATATCAGTAGCTACCTCAGTACTGGTTATATATTTGATCTTATCGATGATGAGATAAGCAACGCAGACTATCATTGGACAGATCATGGAGATCAGGTATGAATATATTTTATTTGGATGAAGATCCCTTTGTCTGTGCAGAACGAATGTGCGACCAACACATTACAAAAATGCCACTTGAATCTGCACAAATTTTATCTACTGCTCATCGTGTGCTTGATGGTAATTTAGTTGTAGGGGAAACTAAAACAGGCCGCAAAGCTAAACGATGGGTGCTTCCTGAAGATGATGATAAGTATTATCTGGCGGCTTATGTCAATCATCCCAGCACAGTCTGGGCGAGACAAAGCTCAGAACATTACACTTGGTTATACGAACACTTTCGTGCCTTGTGTCTTCAGTT